TCAAGGCTCGATGATAAGAACCGCCGGCCGCGACAGCGCGCCGCTACCGACTTGGCTGACCTCCAGCCGGACCTCGCCAAGAGCGAGGTCGTCGGCGGCGATGAGGGCGCCATAGCCGAACGATGGTTGCCCGAGCTCATGCACGCGCGAGCTGCCATCGGCTCGCAGGACGCGGAGACGATAGCGCTCCTCCACCTCCCCAAGCGGTGCGTCCATCCCATCGATCCAAGCCCAGCCGATCCGGCTCGACCGGACCCAGTGCACATCGAAGCCGCCATCGCTTCTGCGCGCCGCGGTGAAATGAGCCGGCGGCGGCGGACGCAATGCTTCGCCCACAGCCAATGTGACCGCCTCAACAGGCGCAGCATCGCCGACGCCGGAAGCGAGCATCCTGACTTCACCGCCCGCCTGGCTCTGCGGCGGGTCATAGGCGAGCAACGCGTCGGGCTCGATCAGCACGAAACGCTCGCCGGCCGCATGGGCCATAACAGCGCTCCCTCGCCGTCCGCGCACCAGCTCCGACAGCCGCCAGCTTCCTCCGCCAAGAGGCTCTGCGCGACCGAATTGCAGCAACTCCCCGCCGCAACACGCCAGGTTCGCACCGCCAAGCAACCGCGCCTCATCGGCATCTTCCAACATCATGTCATCGTGAAGCAGCTGCACCTCTAGGCTGTTGATCCGGTCGAAAAGCTCGGCCGAGCCAGATGCGAGGCCTGTCGTCAGCACGCCCATGATCGCCGGCGCGGCTGTCGTGCCGACACGCTCCCAACTTTCACCGGCATCAAGGCTGACCATCAGCTGCGCCCGCCGCCAACCAGGCGATGCTCCCGCCGCAGCCACGTACAGGCGGGGAGCTGCTGGCGCTGTTTCCTCCAGATTGGGCAGGTCGAGCAGGTGGAGCACCGTGGCCCCATGCACCTGGTCCGGCGCGTCCACGCTGCGTCCCGGCTCGGCCGGCAGGGCGGCAAGACTCGCGCTCCGCACTCGCCTCAGCTCCAACTGGACACCGTCGCGCAAGACGGCGCGCTCGCCGACCCGCCACCAATCTGCGGTGCCGGGCAGGCGCACCAGGCGTCCGGGCGCAAGCTCCAGCCGCTTCCAGCCGCACCTGATCTTTCTACGCCCCTGCTCCCGCGCGCGGCGCGCCAGCGCCTCCTCGGCCAGCTTCCGCGCCGCCACGGCATTGATCGCCGCAGGGAGCTCGACCCGTTCGGTGGCCGTGCCGCCCGGCCGCCGCGCGACCTGCACACCCGCCTGATAATCTCGCGCCGGTTCATAATAAGTCAGCGACAGCGCGCCGGGCACCTGCCCCGCCCCCGGCAGCGCCTCGCTCCCGTCTTCGCCCAGCCCGGCGGCCGCGATCTCCGTAACCGCATCGCAGTCGCTCGCCAGGCGAAGGGTCATGGCACCATCGGTCAACTCCACCGGCAGTGCCGGTCGAAGCGTCTCCACCAAGCTGGCGACACTGTCGCCCATGGCCGCAAAGCCACCCAGTTCCGCGCCGCCGCTTCCGGCCACCAGCCCGCCGCTCAGTTCCTCCAGCAGCGGCGCGATCGCCACCGGCCCCGGATCCGCTTCCACTTCGAACGTCAGCGAGGGGATGCGATTGCCGAAACTCTCCAGCGCCATATGCTCGAACACGGCATAGGCGCAGCCGCGATAAGCCGGCGCTTCCTCAGCTTCTACGGAGGCGATGAACGGGTCGGGCGCCTGTTCTTCACTACCCAGATGCAGCCGGAATCCGGTTTCACTCTTCCAGTCCCCCGCACTGCCGCGGAGCAGATTGCCGTCTGCCCAGATGCGGCCCACCGACCGGATCGGCCTCCCCGACAACAACACAGCGAAAGAGGCGCTGTAACTATACGTCGTCGTGGACGGCCGCCCCTTGCCCCCGCTCTTCTTCGACCGGTGCTCGATCAGGTCGGTCGACCAGATCACGGTACCGGCCACCCGCATGGTCCCGAAAAGCTTCGGGATCGCCGCGCCATAGCTGGAGGTCTGCACCTTCAGGTCCTGCAGTCTCGGCCCCTTGCGGCTGCCGGCGAGCAAGCGTCCGTCGATCGCCTGCCCGATCAGCGCGCCGACTGCACCGCCGACGGGCCCCAGCAGCGACCCCGCCGCGGTCAGGACAAGCGTCGCCATATTCCCAGCACCTCCCAAGCCGGCGGCCCCGGCCGCTCGACAACACGGCGCAAGCCTGCATCGGCATGCACCATTCCATTGCGCGTCCTGATCCCCAGATGAAGCTGACCCGGCCCGGGCCGCATCGCCACCACGTCACCCGGTGCCAGGTCCCCGACCCGTACCCAGCCCGCGCCTTTCAGCGCCGCGCCGACCTGCTCCAGCTTCCCACCGCGGAGCGCATACCCACTTGGCGCACGAACTTCCGCAGCCAGCGCCACCACGCCGATACAATCCAGGCCGCTCGCCGGATCGCGCCCGTGGAGCCTGAAGCGACTGCCGACCAGCGCCAGCGCCGCCGCCTCGACCGCGTTCACGCGCCCGGATAGCGTGTCAGCAGGTCCATGCCCGGCAGATGCGGCTCACCCCGAAAGTTCGGCGCATTGCCGAACCGCTGCCGGCACGTCTCGAACCTCTTGTCGCACCCTTCAATCACCTCAACCCGAGCGCCCGCAACAGCCGCGAACACCGGCGGCTCCGCCAGGATCAGCTGACTGCCACTGCTCGTCAGTATGGCGCTGCTCAGCCCCGCATTGGCGCCGTCCAGCCAGCGCAGCCGCCCGCCGCCCCAGCCATTCTCCACGGGCTCGATCTGATCTAGCTCGACCGAATCCCCCTCCGCACCGACAATGGTCGCCAAGCGTCGCCGTCCGGCCATGTCGACCCGGCACCGTCGATCACCCAGCTCCGCTCGGCACAATGGCGAGGTTTCCTCCGTCACCGGCCGCGCCAGCGCCGCCCCCGGTCCCTTCAGCGCAACCGTGAACCGCCCGCGCTCGATCGACACCGGGCCAAGCTCGCCCCGCAGCAACTGCACCCATTGCGACGGATCGCTCCAGTCCACGGCCAGCAAGCGCACGGCAGCTCCGTTCCACCGCCCGCTCCGCAGATCCCGTTCACTGATCCCGCTCCCCGTCAGCGCCCCCGCGACATCGAGCGAGTCCGCCTCCAGCACCTCGCCTTCGTCAATCGCCGAAGGCGCGACACCGGGCGAAGCCCGGTACCGGAACCCGTCGACGATCAGATCCCGATCATGCCCGGTAAACCCTAGCGCCACCCCATCCCGCCGCTCAATTCGCCAACACAGGGAAAAGCTCGTCAGGGGCAGATCGAGAAAGCCGCTCACTCCCGCACCTCCACCAGCGGCACGCTGACCGCCTCGCCGGCCAGGAAGGTCGCGCGGTTGATCGACAGCCGGTCTTCGGCGAAGCGCACCGGCACGTCGAAGCGGTAGCCGGCGGCAACCTCGACGCCTTCGCCCGGCGCTTCGTCAAGGATCACCACGCCGCTCGCACCCAACGTCCAGGCACTCGTCTCGGCCCCATCCACCGCCACGCGTACGCTTCCCGCCACCGGCCGGGTGATCCGCCGCGCCACGCCTTCATAGTCCTTCACGAGAGGAAAGGTCGTACGCACCCCGTCGCCAGCCCCGAGCAGCTGATCCAGAGGTCCGGGCAGACCCGCCAGTCCGTTCGAACTATCGTCCAGCGGATCGCGGAAGCGAAAAGCCTGGGCCGGCCCGCGCCGCGCCCGGAAAAAGGCGAGCAGCGCGCCCAGATCGGCTTCCGACCGCACGCCCGGGCCGGCGTCAAAGTGCAGTCGCGCCTCGGCCCATTCGGCGTTGCGCTGTTCCGCCCCGCCGGCGCCGGCTGCGATGGCGGTGGAGGTCTCCGCCTCCACGCTCGCCTCGCGGCCGATCTCCAGCGGGAACGCCACATCGGCGAAAGCCTCCACGTCATCCTCCTCGTCGAACCAGGTAAAGCCGTCGCGGATCACCTGCGGCAGCGCCCAGACAAAGCGTTCCGCGACACCGCGCTCCTCCGCTGCAGCAATGGCGCCGCCAATCGGCGCCCATTGCGCCCGATCCTCCGGCCGCAGCACGAAGCCGCTCAGATAATGCTGCCTGTCCGGAGCATAGCCGAGCCGCGCCGTCACCGTTGCGGCACCACGTGCGCTCGCACCGGTGTCGCCGGCCGTCACCCATTCATAATCTTCGAGCTGCAGCACATCGAAGGCAGGCGAGGCCCAGTCGATCGGCACCAGCGCCTCTTCCCGCCCGCGCACGGTCGGCAGATAGACCAGCAGCAGCGTCTCGGCATCGGCATGAGCCGCCTTGACCGCCCCGCTTAGCGCCGCCGTCGACTCCGCCAGCATCGCCCCCGCCTGCGCATCGCTGGGCACTCCGCCCGCGGCAGCCAAAGCCGCCACATCGTGCACGCACAAACTTCCGCCCGCCGCCACCCACCACCAGGGCTCACCGACCTGGAACCGCACCCGCAGCCCGGCCGCATCGGCGATCCCCGCAAAGGCCAGGGCCACCGCCTGCAGATAGGCCATGGCCGTGCCGTTCGCCGGCGACAGCAAGGTCGAAGGAGGTACCCATCCGGTCAGCGCCGGGCTGCCGTCCGCCGCCCGCTGCTTCCAGTCCTCAGGACAATGTTCGTCGAACAGTTCATAGCTCAGCGACAGGATCAGCTCATAGCCAAGCGCCTTGGCCCGCGCCGCGAAGTCCGCGTGCCAGGCCGCGCAAGGCGCATTCAGCGCCCCTCCGGTCAGCGTCACCTCCCCGCTGCTCAGGCGGAAATAGTGGCTCATCCCGAGATAGTGGTTGATCAGCCCGCGATAGCCGAGCCCGGCCATGTTCCGCAGCAGCCGCTCGGGCGTGACGTTATACGCATCGTCATAGCCGGTCGCGATCCGCAGCGCGTGCGCCGGCACCAGCACGTCGCCGATCGCCAGCACCGATCCGGAGCCCTCGCAGGCAATCTCGGACAGCTCCGTCCAACCCTCGACAGGCGCGGCCAGATCGCCGCCCGCTTCGTCATATCCGGGCGGCACCAGCGAGATGAACATCCGGTCGACATCGCCCGCCCACACCAGCTCCCCGGGCAGCGCAAACCCGCTCTCCAGCCCAGCAAAGTCCAGCGTCACCACCGCATCGTCCGAAGCGCCAACGGCATAGTTCCACAGCCGCACATACCAGCTGCGTGCCACGCCCGCTTCGTCGCGCCCTTCGATGGTCAGCGTCGGCCCATGCAGCGCATCGAGCGGCACCACACCCGCGGAACGCCACCGGAACCGCAAGGTGCAGCGCCGGAAATCGCGGTCTGTCTCATAAGCCAGCAGCGGATGATCGTAGCGGTCCTCCGACCACCAGATCAGCCCGGCCAAGTCGCTCTTGCGGTAGAAGACGGCATCGGCCCGCAAGCTGTGCGGCCCTGTAGTCACGACCGAAGCCATCATCGGCCGCGGAAAATCCACCGTCCAGAACCGCGCATCGAACCGTTTCAAGAACGCGCCCTCCTGGCACGTCCGCGACGCAGCCAGCCAATACCCCATGTTGAACTCCTCGATGTTCGCGCGGAGGCCCGGAGGCGCAGAGAGCCCGCGCCCGCGACGAAGTCGCAGTCGATCCCTTACGCTCGGCGGAAGAGGCGCTGCACCTCCGGCAAAGCGCCGGTCTCTCCGCGTCTCCGCGCCTCCGCGCGAGACAACCTTCTTCTTCTACGAGGACATCGCCCGCCGCACGGCGCGCGCGACTTGCCGGCTCGATCGCTCCAGCGCCCGCGGCGCCTCGCGCCCTGCCGGTGCATTGAGATTCACCGTCACCCGCACCTCGCGCCCGGCCGCAGCGACGGGTGCCGCCACCTGCCCCGCGCTGGTCGGTACGAAGACTTCCGGCCCCCGCTCGCCCACAACATAGGCGCGTCCGGGCGAGACCGGCCCGCCCGTCGCCCGGCCCGGCAAGCCGCCGATCACCCCGCCAATCTCCGACAAAATCGAGCCGACGCCCGCCTTGACGGCGCTCGCGGCGATCTGGCTCAGCACGCTCAGCGCAACCCGCCCCAGATCCTCGAAGCCCAGCTTGCCGGTCCTGAGCGCCCGCGCCAGCACCGTCTCCAGCGCTCTCCCGGCCCGCTCCGCCGCGTCGCCGAACGGCCCGTCCAGCTCCGCCCGCATCGCCGCCACGTCGCGGGCAAAGCCCTGCGTGTCCGCGCGCACGGCCACCACCATGCGCTCCAGTTCGTCATCCATCGGGAAACAGCTCCTTCAGCCGCGCCAGCTCATCCGCCCCCGCTACCGCCTCGCGCTCCGGCCGCATCGCTCCGAACACCGCCGCCAGCTCCGCCGGCGTCGCGCTCCAGAACTCACCCGGCCGCCATCCGAGCAGCGCCCCTGCCAGACCCGACAGCCGCAGCGCGGATGAACAAAAATCCCCGTTCGCTTCGATCGAAGTCGAGAAGCAGCCATCCCCAGGCGACCGTGTCTCGGCTTCGCTCGACACGAACGGCGCATGTGTCATGTCACCGCCCCTGCAGCACCTGCCGCAGCAGCACGCGGAGCGCCGGCGTCGCAGCAACCATCCCGCCGTCGGCGAGCCCATCGGAAAACGCCTCGCGCGTCAGCCCCGCCGGCCGCTCGCCCAGGCAATGCCAGAACAGCCCGGCCATCTCGGACAACTTCAGCCCGCCCGCCGCCGCCCGCTCCACCAGCGCGAACAAGGGTCCAAGCTCCTCCTCCGCCGCCACCAGCGCCGAGAAAGACGGCCGCAGCACCAGCACCAAACCGCAAACCCGCAGCGCCGCTTCCCCGCGCACCGGGTTGGCGGGAGGATTTCCGTTCGTATCGAGCGAAGCCTGTCCTGAGCCCTGTCGAAGGGTCGAGATACGCTTCTCGACTTCAGCCGAAGGCTGAAGTTCATCCTGAGCGACGCCAGCAGGCGGCGTCGAAGGGCTCGAAGCGAACGGAGAAGTGGCCGCAGCACTCATACCGCCACCACTTCGCCCGAGCTTTCCAGGCTCAGCGTGTAGCTCCGCTCGCCATTGAAATCCCCGGCATAGTCCAACCGGGACACGAGAAACTTGCCCCGCATCCGCTCTCCGCTCTCGAAGCTCAGCTCATAGTCGTCGAGCACGCCCGACAACGCATTGCCTTTCAGCCGCGTCTCCGCCGCCGACCCGGTGAACACGCCCGCCCCGGACACCGACACGCTCCGCACGCCCGCGCCGGACAGCAGCTCGCGCCACCCGCCCGATCCCTTGTGCGTCACCACCACCGCTTCGCCGTTCACGCTCAGCTGCGTCGTGCGCAGCCCCGCCACCGTCGCATAGACGGGCGGCGCCGCCCCGTTTCCCACCTTCAGCAGAAAGGCGGAGCCTCGTTCGATTCCCATCTTCAGGCCTCCATTGCTCTGATCCGAAACTCGACGGTGCCGACCCACTCGCCGCCGGCGCCCCGCAGCGTCTTCGCCCGCTGCAGGATCACGCTGCCGACCGACCATCCGCCGATCGACCGCGGCAGCGCCTCCAGCGCCCGCGCCACTTCCCCCTGCAGCGAGACCGTCCGCGCCCAGCTTTCGCCTGCATCCTGCACCCGCACGGACACGCGCACCTCACGGCCCTCGGCACCCTTGGCGCCCCAATCGGCGCTCAGCATCTCGCCGAGCACCAGGTACGGCACGCTCGCTCGGGCGGGCCGCTCCAGGAACACGCCATTGGTCCCCGGCACCGCTGCCAACGCCTCCAGCATTGCCTCCTGCAGCGCAACTTCAAAGCTCATGGGCTCGCCTCCCTCATCATTCCCGCGAAAGCGGGAACCCAGTCTGTTCTTGGTTCGCGCGGAGGCGCAGAGACGCGGGGAGTTCGCGCGGGCGACAGCTTTGGAAGCAGATCACAAGAGCGCTGAACGCAAAGACGCTCTCGAACCTCCGCGTCTCCGCGCCTCCGCGCGAGCCCTAAACTTCCATCCTCCGCCACGGCCGCCACAGGGCGGCGACCGCTGCCGGCGGCGCGCCTTCCCGCGCGTCGTCGCGGTGCGCGTAAAGGTGCGTCGCCAACCGCACCGCGCCCTGGCGCAGCGCTTCCGGCAGCGCGTCCCACCCGCTCGCCAGGCCGGCCTGGTAGGTCACCCGCACCCGCCCGGCCGCACCTGGGGCGGTCACCCGCACCCAGCCTTCTCCGTCCGCATCGATGTCGATCGCATAAGAGCCCACGGGCAGCGCAAAGGCTGAACCCTCCGCCGGCAGCCCCTCGACGGCGGTGATCGCCCGCACCGGCCCGACTCCCAGCCGCTTCCACGCAGCCGAACAGGGCAGCACCTCGACCGCTTCGCGCGCGATCCCGATCCGCCGCGTGAACGCCTCGCACAGCAGCAAGGTGGTCGCCGCCAGTTCCTCGATCAGCTCGTCCTCGGCGGCCAGCGCCACCCGCGCATAGCTTTTCACCGCCTCCCGTGCCGCGGCCAGATCGGCCTCGGCAAATCCCGCCATCGTCAACACGCGCGCCTCCCTCCGCAGCGCCGCCGGCGCCGCGTCCCCGTCTTGTTCGAAGTTCGATGTTCGCCGGCGAAGGCCGGGGCCCAGATGGCTCAGACAGTCCGCTCGTAAGCCCCCGCCGCACCGGTGCCGTCGTTCCGCCGAGGCACCCCCGCCAAGTCGTAACGCAGCACCGCCCGCCCGGCCGGCACCCGGCCATAAGCCGCGTTGCTGGCCCCGGTCAGCGCATAGCTGCCAACGCCGGCACCGCCCGTCCCAGCCTTGTTGTCGGCAAAGGTCACTTTCGCCTCGCCGGCGACGACGACGCTGCCAGATTCGACATACTCACCTGTCCAGTTGCCGTTTGTGCCGGTCCCGCTTTCGTTGGCCGCAGAGGCAAGCGCGCCCTGTGCGTCGCCCGTGACCGTCACCACGCCGACATTCCCGACGCCATAGCGATAGCGCCAGCTGCCGGTCCGCCCCGTGTTCGTCACCGTGCCGACGGGGCTCCCGGTGAACGTATCGCCCTTGGTGTTCCGCTGATGCAGGAGATCGAACATCTCCGTCATCGTCTTCTGCACGCTCGCCGACGCGGTCACGTCTGCATAGCAGGCGTTCTGGCGGCCGATGTTCGACCCTGCGACGCCGACGCCCGGAATCGTGTTGTGCATCGACAGGAAGTTGGTGATCGCCGCCAGCTGCCCGTCATTGCCGATGCCGAACGCGGGGGAGCTGGAGAAGCCTGAAGTCTCGAACACGTTCTGCACGCGGGCGAAGTTCACCAGCGCCCGATCCTGCGCCAGCAGGTTCGCCGTGCCCTGCTTGAGGAAGCGATTGTTCGCCACGATCGAGCCGGTGTGCGCAAAGGCATTGCTGTGGCTGGCCGGGAACTCGCCGACCGCCAGGCCCTCGAACGTGTTGCCGACGCAGGTATAGGGCGCGCACTTGCCGCTGACGGTGAAGTTGCCCGTATTGCCGAGGATCAGCGCCGCCGCCGTGCGGTTGGTGCTGAAGGTGTTGAACGGCGTTACGGCCACGTTGGTGAAGGTGCAGTTGCGCCAGTAGACCAGGCCGATCGCATAGACGAGCGGCGTGCTCGGCGTCGCCGTATAGGTGATGCTGGCGCCGTCGAAGGCGATCCGCCGCACGTTCGGGCTGGAGTTGGTGAACCCGACGTTGCCGGTGGTGCTGACGATGATCGGGCAGCGCACGCGGAACAGGTCGGCCGTCGAGACCGCGCCGCTCGGTGTCGCGCGCACCTGCCCCGTCGCCAGGGGATCGACCCGCACATCGGTCCAGCACTTGCCCGCCGCAATCGTATTGGTGGCGCCGATCGCGTGATCGAACGCGCCGCCCGCGCCATCGTCCATCAGGTAGATGGTCGAGCCGCTATGGTCGGCATGGCCCTTCGTCGTGCCATTGGCAGTCGCAATAGCGCTGAGCGCCGCCTGCACCGTCGCATAGGGATTGGCGCGGTCGCCGACTGCCGGCGTGCCGCCCGCGCCCGCCTTCACCCAGGCGGTCAATCCGCCATAGCTGCCCGTCTTGTCGCACAGGAAGCGGAGGGGTGTCGCGCCATAGGGCACATCGACGGCGCTGCCGGCAGTGACCGTCCCCTGCGCGCCCTTGGCCGCGTCGCTCGTGTCGAGCACGGCCGAGGCGTCGCCGATCCACGGATAGACGATCGCCTTCACCTGGGCGAGATCGCCCTGCGCGATGTTGGTCAGGTCGATCGTCGCCTTTCAAGCCTCGGCGATGTTGCCGCCCGTCTGGATGCTCGACAGCGCGGGCGCGGAGACGATCACTTCCGGCGACAGCCCGGTGCCCGCCGCGTCGCGCGCCCGCAGCTTCACGCACGCGACCTGCTGGCCATTCATCGCGTGCCGGTGATAGGCGAACAGCTCCACGGCCAGCGTGCCGGCGTTCACCCGCTCGTGCTGGACGTTAGCCCAGCCGACCCTCGGCAGCTCATAGGCGAGCGTGGAGCCGTTGCTGATGCCGGCGATCGATCCCGCCGCCGCCGCGCCATAATAGCCGGCAGCCGCATTCGCCGCCGTCACCGTCGATCCGGCATAGATCACGTCGGACAGCGCGAAATAGACGGTGCGCGTGCCGGAGGTGGCGGAGTTCAGCCGCTGCGTATTGTTCGCATATTGCCGCCGCACCACCGCCGTGCCGGTGATCGTGCGCGTCACCGTCGTCGGATTGCCCGACGTGTCGGTACCGGGATCGGTGACGGTCAACGTGATCTTCCTCGAATCGAACCCGGAGACACCGTCATCCGGCAGCACGGCCTTTGCCACCCACCCGTTCGGCACCGCCGCATCGGCCCCGTCCGGCAGCGGCGCCGGCCCCAGCACCTCCAGCGACGAGATCGCCGCCAGAGGCACCGCAGCCGCCGCCGCTCGGCCCTCAGGGCAAAGCCGAAGCCGTTTCGAGCGAAGCCTGTCCTGAGCTCTGTCGAAGGGTCGAGAAGCCGGGCGAGATCGAGGAGCCCCTCAACACCTGCACATAAGCATTCCCATGCAGCAACAGGTGCGAGGCAACAGTCTCCACCAACCCCTGCCCACCCGAAGTTGCCGCCACCAGCCGCGCCACCTCAGGCTCGGAGCACAGCACCGGTGCCGCCCCCACGCTCTCCGCCACGAGCCGCACCGCCCGCTGCGCAACCGGGTTCAGAGCATATGCTTCCCGCACCTGCGCCTCATAGGATCGCGGCCATTCCCCCGACCCGAACGCCACCCCAAACCCACGCGAAAGCGCCGGCCGAGCGGCATCCCGCCCGGCCTTCCGTCCGAACCATTTCATCCCATGTCCCTTCTTGTCTTGCGAGCCTCACCGGCGCAGACTGCCTCCCTCAGGGGGACAATTCGATGCCTGTCGCGCCTCGCCGCAGCTGGTTCTTCACGGTCGTGCCTCTACTTGCCGTCTCGATGGCGCTGATTGGCTTCTGGCCTCAATATTACGGCCGCCTGACCAGCGGGTTGGCGCTGCAGCCCAAGTCGAGCCACCCGCTCATCCACCTCCACTCGACGCTGTTCCTCGGCTGGCTTCTGATACTCGCTGGCCAGTCGCTTCTCGTCCGCACCGGGCGCACGGTCCTGCACCGCCGCATCGGGCCGACGCTGGTCGCCTATGGTTTTGTCGCGGCGATTGTCGGCACAGTGGCTGGCCTGGTGCTAGCGGCGCGCCAGGTCTCCTTCGGCATTCCGATCGAGGCCGCCGCGACCTTCGTCGCCGCACCTTTGCTCGACATGATCATGTTCTCGGGCTTCCTCGCCGCCGGCATTCTCTACCGCCGACGGGCCCAGATCCACCGCGTGCTGATGCTCTTCAGCGGCTATTCCTTCGCCTTTATCGGCCTGGTTCGCTATCTGGTCCGGATCCCTTCGGTCGTGTCCAGCCCGGCCCTCTTCACCGCGCTGCTCCTTGTCCCGGTTCTGCTCTGCATCCTTTGGCAGGCGGTGATGCATCGCCGGGTCCACGCCGTCTGGTTCGTCGGACTCAGCGTCTTCACCGCGCGTCTGCTGATCGAATTCGGCGCCGCTTATCCGGCTTGGCAGCCGATCGGCCAGGCACTGATCCGGCCCTTTCTCTAAATTACCCGCACCGCCGGCTCGGCCCGTCCGCCCAGCATCAGCTCCGTGAGCGCCCAGACCAGCGCGTCCGCGCGGTCTGGCGAGCGCCCCGGCCCGTGATAGCCGAGGCCACTGGTCATCCCGCACAATTGGTCCTCCAGTTCTGGAAAACCGCCCAGATGGCGGACCAGCCCGCGCTCATACAAGGCGGCCACTGGCTCGGCTCGCGCCGCCTTGCCGCGGCTGGCGTGCACCGCCTTGACCGGCGTGCCCGGATCGACCTGCCGCAGCAGGGCGGTGACCATGTCGCCGCCGTTATTCACCTCCGCGACCACCCGGTCCGCACCGTGCCGCCGCGCTGCCCGGCTCACCGCCTCCGCCCAGCCGACCGGCGTCTGGCCGGCAATCGTCGCGTCCTCCATCAAATAAGCGAGCCCGTTCGCGCCCCTGCCGGCCACGATAATTCCGCACGCATCGCCATGCTCGGATGCCGGCGGATCGACGCCGATCACGACGCGAACCAACTCCTCCCCGGGACGGGGAGGGGGACCGTTCGGCGAAGCCGGACGGTGGAAGGGGGCATCCGCCTCACGCCCCCCGCCGTCAGCCTGCGGCTGCCACCTCCCTGTCCCGGGGAGGATCGATGCTCGACACGCCTCCAGCATGGCGCGCGTCCACAGCGTGCCCTCGATGTCCTCGATCAGCTCGCCGTCCAGCTCCTGCCGCCCCAGCCGCGTGCCCGCATAGGTGGCGCGCATCACCGCCAGGAAACGATCCTCCAGTACCAGATTGTCCGTCGTCCGCCCCCGCGTCGTGATCGTCAGCGGGTCCGCCCCGATGCGCTTCAACAGCGGGATCGGCCTGGGCGTCGTCGTGACCAGCGCCCGCGGCCGCATGCCCGCCCGCAGCGCCATCTGCAGATTGTCCCAAGTCTCGTCCGGCTTCGCCCATTTGGCGAGCTCGTCGCACCAGGCAAAATGATGCGTGCCGCCCCTCAAGCCATCCGGGTTCTCGCCCGAATAGAGCTGCGCGACGCTGCCGTTCGAGAAGCGTAGCCGCTTCATCGCCGGCTCCCAAACCACCCGCCGCTTGCGTCGAGCGAGCACGGAGAGCAGCCCGCTCTCTCCCTCGACCATCACCGCCCGCGCCTCGTCGATCGTCGCGCCGACCAGTGCGATCCGGCAGGGCTGCCCGAGCGCAAGGCCCGCCACCCACTCCGCTCCCGCGCGCGTTTTCCCGTAACCGCGCCCCGCCTGCATCAGCCACGTCCGCCAGCCCTCGGGCGAAGGTTCGATCTGCCCCTCATGCATCCAGGCTTCGAAGCATGTGTCGTACTTGATAAGATCGGCGACCGTCATGGTTGCGAGCAACGCCGCGATCTCGTCGACCTCCTTGCGCACCAAGGCCAAAGTCATGTCGCGTCCGAAGGGGTTCCGCATCGTCTTCCCTCCCCGCGTCCAGATAAAATTCTTCGTCATTCCCGCGAAAGCGGGAACCCAGCGAAGCCGCTCAGCCGAGCGGCTCGAAACCAAGTTCCTCGGCCAGATCGCGCCAGTCGGGATTGCTCGCTTCAATCAGCTCGAGCTTCCAGGCCCGGTTCCACTTCTTGATCCGCTTCTCACGCTCGATAGCCGACTCCATCGTTGCGTGCATCTCGAACCATACCAGTAGCTTGACGCCGTATTCGCGCGTGAAGCCGGGCACCTGTCCCTCACGGTGCTGATGCAGCCGGGCGATCACGTCAGACGTCACGCCGACATACAGAGTGCAGTTCCGCCGCGACGCGAGCATGTAGACGGCAGGCGCGAAATCGCGGTGCATGACGCCTGCTTAGCTGGGTTCCCGCTTTCGCGGGAATGACGAAGTGGGCGTGATCATCCGTTTCCACCCTCGGGGGACATTCCCCACGTGGCTAGCCTCGACACCCCGCAGCATTCATCCCTTTACGGGCTTCTCCACCAGCTCCCCCCGCGCGATCATCTGATCCCGCAGGCGCCCGATCCGCCGCATGATCCGCGCCCGGATCTCCTCCGCATCCTCTTCGCTCACCTCGGGCTCGGCCTCCGCTGCATTGTCGCGGTGCAATCGCAGCAGGGTCAGCGCGATGGCGTTCGGATATTCGTGCGTCCGGTCGGTCGAGCCATCGGCCTTGGTCACGGTCTTCACCGTCCCGTTCATCGCCCGGTCGAGCATCATCAGCTCCAGGTTCTGATAGGCCGCGCCGATCGCCTCCGCCCATCGCGCGCGGAAGGCCGCGTCGCTGGCCTTGTGCTTGTAGACGGTCGCGCTCGCCACCCGCGCCCGGCGGCACGAAAGCGTCACGTTGCACGTCGCCGCCAGCTCGGCGAAGAACCGATCCTGCTTCTTCGCGCAAAAGGCGGAGGCGCGCGCCGCCGCCACCCGCGGCTGCTTGCCGCCGATCAAAGTCGTTCCAGCCATGTCGGGTGCTCCAAACAGTCCGGGCGGCCCATCCATCCGGAAGAACCGCCCGACTCACATTTCTTCAGCGTTCCCGTTTTAGTGGCGTATATGTAGCTTACAAACCCAAGGCTTTGGCGATGCCGTAAGCCAATGATCCTGCAACGAAAGCAGTAGCGGCCCACCATTCGAGTGCTTCGCCACGTGCTTTCCAATCCGGTTCGCGTTCCATCGACGAGCTTGAAGCACAGGCGCGAGGGAATAGGACAGTGGCGTTTGCCGACGCGGCTTCCTTGGTGTAATCAGGCCTGTCTCGGTTCCAGGACCAGCTTTGCTAGCGGTATCCTCAGTTCCGGGACACCAGCGGCCCACGTTAGGGCGTAGTGACCGGGGCTTTGCATCGGTCGGGCCGCTACTCTGGCTTTTCCACCGGCTTGTGCTTCACCAGCTTCTTGAGCCTCTCCTTGAACCGCTCCGGGTCGTCGTCCGTCTCTAGCTGACGAGCGGCTTCCTTGAACTTGTCGAGCTGGGATTTGTCAGGCTCCGTCAT